ACCACAACATTTGATTTATCTATAGAAGAGATAATACAAGAAGCTTACGAACGATGTGGTATGACTACTACTAGTGGCTATAGTCTTAGATCTGCTAGAACAAGTTTAAATCTTTTATTCGCAGAATGGGCCAACAGAGGTATTCATTTATGGAAAGTCTCATTACATGAAAATCAATTAGTATCCGGACAAGCTGAATATTCTGTATCCGCTGGAGTAAGTGATGTTTTAGAGGCTTTTGTATCGACTACTGGTGCAGGTGCCAACACGGTTAATACTCAAGATGTTTCTTTAACAAAAATTGATAGATCGGCTTACTCTGCTTTACCTAATAAAATTGCAGTGGGGCAGCCTTCTCAATATTACGTAGCCAGGCAAGAAGTACCAAAAATATATTTATATCAAGCTCCTGATTTAAACACTTATACTTATTTAAAATATTACGTAATTAAAAGAATTCAAGATGCAGGAATATATACTAATGATTCAGATGTTGTTTTTAGGTTTCTACCTTGCATGGTTGCGGGTTTAGCTTACTACCTAGCTATGAAAAATTCGCCAACACTAGTTCAACAAAATAAATTAATATATGAAGATCAACTAAAAAGGGCTTTGGATGAAGATGGTCAAAGAGCATCTACGTTTATTACTCCTCAATCTTTTTATCCGAGTGGAGTTTAATTATGGCTAAATGGGCAACAGGCAGAAGAAGTCAAGCAATATCTGATAGATCTGGTATGGCTTTTCCATATAATGAAATGGTAAAAGAATGGACTGGTTCTTTAGTTCATTATTCTGAATTTGAACCCAAACAACCTCAAATTAGAAGAAGACATTTTAGTGCAGATGCTATTGCTTTACAAAATACAAGACCTCAAAGATTTCAAACACCAAAAGTTATATCTACTATAAATCCACAAGCACCTAATGATGACACTATCGCAAGTTCAGGTGGTCAAGGAATGGCAACAGCTAACCTAGCGCTCCCTGGTGATTTTGCTTTTATCACGGCACAGCCAGGAGCTTCTTTAACTACTAGTGGTGTTGTAATAAGCACAATGAAACCGGCAAACCCATCTCTTCAAAATAGAAGAAGACAATTGATTGCAACTACAGGAACAATAACAGTGAGTATAACTTAATGGCTGCTACTTATTCAAATTTTTTAACACAAGTAAGAAACTACACCGAAGTAGATAGCAACGTTTTAACGGATGCTATTATTCAAGATTTTATTAGATCTGTTGAACTAGATATTGCCGGTAAAGTTGATTATGATGATTTAAGAAAATATTCTACTTCAAATTTTACCTCTGGTAATAGATACGTTAGTTTACCGAGTGATTTAACAATTATTAGATCTATTCAAGTAATTAGCGGAGCAACAAGAACTTTTTTAGAAAAAAGAGATACTAGTTTTATTTCTGAATACAATAATGGGGGTGCTACTGGTTTACCCAAATACTGGGCTAGCTGGGATGAATTTAATTTTTTAGTCGCACCTGTTCCAGATTCTGCTTATCAAGTGCAGATTAACTATATCACAGACCCACCACAATTTACTTCTACCAACACTACCTTTATATCCAACTATCAAGAATCGATGTTGTTGCACGGTGTGCTAACCGAGGCTTTTAGATATTTAAAAGGACCCATGGATATGTACAGCTTGTATGAAAAGAAGTATACTGAAGAAGTACAAAATTTTGCCCTACAACAAATGGGTAGAAGAAGACGATCGGAGTATGATGATGGTGTGCCTAGAATACAGGTGCCTTCACCAACTCCAAACACAAACTAATTAAGACCAAGGAGAATAATTATGTCAATAACAACAAACGCAATTTGTAATTCTTTTAAAAAAGAATTACTTCAAGGAAAACACGACTTCGATACATCATCAGATACTTACAAACTAGCGATGTTTACATCAGCGGCTACTTTAGGTGCTTCAACACAAAACTATACAACAGGAAGTGAAGTAACTTCAGCCAACTATACTGCCGGTGGTAGTGCTTTGGTAAACCAAGGTGTTAAAGTTTCTTCAGCAATAGCTATTACTGATTTTGCTGATTTATCATTCGTTAATGTAACTCTTACAGCAAGAGGTGCTTTAATTTACAACACAACAACTGATGGTGGTTCGTCAACTACTGATGCTATTGCTGTACTAGATTTTGGAAGTGATAAAACTGCAACATCTGGAACATTTACAATTCAGTTCCCTGCATTTACTACTTCTGCTGCTATTTTAAGAATAGCGTAATAAGGAAAAAAATGAATGTCAAATACATGGGGTGCACTTTCCTGGGGACAAACTAATTGGGGCACAAATGATGCTCAAATTACTTTATCTGGCATAAGTGCGTCCTTTAGTATTGGCGCTATTGTAGCAACCGCAGAAATTCAAGTTGGTTGGGGTGGAGACACTTGGAGTGAAAATGAATGGGGCGAGCTTTCTGGAGCATACATAAATGCAACGGGGCAACAACTTACATCTAATATAGGCTCTATTACAGCAACCGCAGAAATTCAAGTTGGTTGGGGTGGAGACACTTGGAGTGAAAATGAATGGGGCGAGCTTTCTGGATCACAACCACTTGTAGCAGGACAACAACTTACATCTAATATAGGAACAGAAAACATTACTATAGATGTTTCTGCAACTGTAACTACTGTAGGCCAAATGGCCTTCGGGATTCCCTCTGTTACTTCGGGTATTTCTGTAGATCAAAACGTAACCGGACAACAACTTAGTCTCTCTTTGGGAGAAGAAGGAATTGCCTTAGGTATACAACAACCTGTAACAAGTACAGCCTTAACAACAGGTATTGGAACTGCAACAGTTGAGCCTACACAATTAATTGGTGCTGGTTGGGGTAGAAAAACTTGGGGTAACTTAGCTTGGGGTGGTGCATATTCAGCTATCGCTGTGGGTCAAGAACTTACCTCAACAATTAATTTCCCTGCTACAGGAGCATTTACAGATGTCAATGTGGATGTTACAGGACAACAACTATCTATAACTTATGCAAATCCTTCTTTCTCTGTTCAAATAGATCAAGATATATTTGTATTAGCTTCGGAAGACCAACTGGATGCATTAACAACTGCATCTACAGTAACGGCTCATGCGAATGTTTTAGTCACAGGTTCCCAAGCTTCGTGGACTATTGGTACAATGATTGCAGGTGTGAAAACTCCTGTAGATGTAACAGGTATTCAAGCTACAATGACGCTGGGAGACTTTAGTTTAATTCAGTCTACGAACGAGCCTGTAACGGGACAACAATTAACAGCTTCTCTAGGAACCTCTGCAGAAATACCGGATCAAATGGTTGGTGTAGGGGGCTTACAATTAACAAGTTCTATAGGATCGGTAACAGCAGAAGGTACGGCAAACATCGATGTTACGGGCATACAGTTGACTTCTAGTGTGGGTAGCCTTAGTATAACTGCATGGCAAGAGATTGATTTAGGTGTTAATAATGTGTGGGCACCAGTTGATTTAGCCGCCTGACTAAGGTAAAATTAGAATTATTTAGGAGATAAAAATTTATGACATCAACTTATTCAAATCTCGGTTTAGAACTTATGGTCACTGGCGAAAACGCTGGTACATGGGGAGATAATACAAATCAAAATTTAAATTTAATTCAACAAGCTATCGGTGGTTATGAAGCCGTTACTTTATCAAGTGGTGGAACTTTAGCTCTTGTTATGACGGACAAAGTACTGTCCAATGCAAGAAACATGGTTATTAAATTTGCTACTGCATCTATTGCAGCTAGTACAATTTGTACTATACCTAATGGAATAGAAAAATTTTACATATTCGATTGTAGCGGTCTTACAAACGCAAACAACTTAACTATTAAAACTGTTTCAGGAACTGGTTTTAGTCCAACTGTTGCAGGTGCGGCAAGTTCTAAAATTTTCGCTGCATATTCAGATGGAACAAACATAGTTGAGGTTTCATTAAATACTTTAGGTGGAACTATTGCAACAGCTCAAATAGAAGCTGCAGCAATAACAACTGCATTACTTTCAGACAACGCAGTTACAACTGCAAAAATTTCAAATGTAAATGTAACAACTGCAAAAATTGCTGATAACGCAATCCTAACTGCAAAAATTTCTAACTTAAATGTAACAACTGCAAAAATTGCAGATGACGCAGTAACGGCAGCTAAATTAGCAGACACTACGGTTACTGCAGCGGCTTATACTTCAGCAGATATAACTATTGATGCTCAAGGAAGAATTACAGCTGCAGCAAGTGGATCCTCTGGAGCTACCCTTTTCGCAGATTTAACACAAACTTTAACAGGACCCGCAACTGGAAACTTTGCGGCATCGGCACCAACAACTAAAGTAGCTATGTATATGGCTGGTGGTGGTGGTGGCGGAGCAGGTTCTGGAGATAACTTTTCAGGACATGGTGGTGGAGCTGGTGGTTTTGCTTTTATAAATGCTACCGTATCAGCGCCTTATAACTCACCTTATACTATCGGTGCCGCTGGAAATGCAGGCGGTCCGGGCAATGGATCTTCTGGTGGAGCGGGCAGTGCTACTTCTTTGTCTACCTACAGTGCTAATGGTGGTGCTGGTGCAAACAGAACAGGACCTCCCGGTGCAACCGGAACTGTTGGAGGAGCATATTATGATTTTTCACCTTATATAAAAGATGGTGGAAGAAATGGCACTACAGGTGGTGCTTTCACAACACCTATTCAAGGTTGGTCTACAGGACCCGATACAACCAATATTGGAGGTTATGCAGCAATTAACCCAGCCCTTAGCACACCTTGGGCTACTGCAATTACAACTTTTTCCACTACTGGTGGCGCTGGTGGTACTGGAAAAAATAATGGTCCAGGAGAAGCTGGACTACCCGGAAGAATAATCATATTTGAGAGTGAGGCATAATAATGGCTTATTTATTTTTTAAAGATAATATTCTATTTAGAATAGCAAAAGATGATTCTGAAAAAACAAAAATATTAAATTTGTCCAGTGAAACTCTTGTAGAAAAAACTATAACAACGGATCAATTTAATAAGTGTGATTATGCAACTCATGTTTATACACTTGTGGATGATTCTGTAGTAGAAACAGTGTGCACTGAAGGTAGTTCTGCTGATGACCCCTTAGAGATAGTACCTCCTAGAGTTTCAAGGCATGAAGATGCTGCACAAATGACACGAGCAATTACTGTTGATTTACACAGAATAAATAGTTATTTAGTTAATAATTCAGATGCTGTATGGCAAGCATATAGAGATGCACTAGTGGCCTACACTCCATCTGAAAATGCTGCTGATTACCCAAAAGAAGGTAGTTTAAGTAAGGTCCTTACAGATGAAGGAATAACTGCATATAATATTTTGCGTTTACCTTAGAAAAATTATATAAATACTCCTATGAGTATTAAAGATTACATACACATAGAGGACTCCGTAATACCCGCAGGTACTATTTCTAAATTCTTAGAATATATAAATCAATGTAGTGATGATTTTGAAGCAGGGCTTATTATAGGGGATAAGAACCCAGAATCAGTTAAAAAATATAGGGATGTTGAAATAAAAAATTTATCTGTAGATCCTTTTAATTTTACCCAAACCCATTGGTTCAATTTAATGGAATACGCTTTTCGTAAAGTGTTTACAGGATACAGTAAAAAAATACCTCATGCTTCTTTTGGCATAATAAATACTATTCAAATATTAAAGTATAGCAACAACGGTCACTATAAATGGCATACAGACCATTCTCTTGAAGTTCCTAGAAGCATAAGTGCAATATTTATATTAAATAATGATTACGAGGGAGGGGAACTTTCTTTTAAAGATCAAATAACTGGAGAACAATTTACAATAGAAAATAAACCCGGAAGATTAATTATGTGGCCTAGTAACTTTATATTTCCACATTCAGTAGCTCCAGTAACCAAAGGTATGAGATATTCAATAGTATTATGGGCACTTTAAAAAAAGATTTTAAATTTAAGTTGATAAAAAATTTCTTAACGGAAGGAGAAAGAATACTTTTAAAAAATTATACAAATATGTTTCATTTACATAATATAGTTGATTTTGATTTTGTTAGTGGCGTTTATGGAAACATTAATTCAGACACGGCTAAATATTCAGATTATGTGATGGAATCTTTAATGTTATCAAAAACAGGAAGAGTTGAAAAAGAATCTAATTTAAAATTAATACCTACCTATAGTTATTGGAGAGCTTACACTCATAATGCTGAGTTAAAAAAACACAAAGATAGACCTTCTTGTGAAGTAAGTATTTCTTGTCAGATAGATTGTGATGGTACTAAATGGCCTATAAAAGTAGATGGCACAGATGTCCACATGGAAAATGGAGATGCTATTTTATATTTAGGTATTGAATTAGAACATAGTAGAGCTCCTTTTACAGGAGATTATCACATACAAACTTTTCTACATTACGTAGATAAAGAAGGTCCTCATACAGAGCACGCAATAGATAAACGACCAATTTATGGAGTAAAAAAATGAAAATAATACAACAACCGGATGGTAGCGCTGATTTTATTTTTGATGATAGAGAAATTGAAATCATGAAAAAAACTAAAAAACTAAATTTACATGGATCTGCCTTTAAAGGAGTAGTTAACTCAATGGTGCATGTTATGATGAGCTGGAATGCGAATCTAGATGAAGCTATTAGAAATAAAAAAACGAGCAAAAACGAAGAAGAATTTAAAGAAACTAAATAAATAGCACAACCTTTATACTATAATCTACTTATAGTATAATAACGCATGCCTTTAACAAATGTACAAATAGCCCCTGGATTTAACAAACAGGCAACAGAAACAGGAGCAGCAGGTCAATGGACCGATGGCGATTTTGTTAGGTTTCGGTACGGACTACCAGAGAAAATAGGTGGTTGGCAGCAAATAGTTAACCAAACTTTAGTAGGTGTGGCTAGGGAACAGTTTCCATGGGCTGATCTAGATGGAAGAAGATACGTTGCGACAGGTACAAATAAACTTTTAGTAGTTTATTATGAAAGTTCTTTTTTTGATATTACTCCACTAGGGACAGCTATAACAGGATGCACGTTCAGTACCACAAGTGGTTCAGCGACAGTTACCATAAACAAAGCATCACACACTTTAGAACCAGGAGATTTATTTACATTTACTTCGGTAACACCTCCTACAGGAGCAGGTTATTTAGCAACAGATTTTACAACAAATACTTTTCAAGTAGTAACAGTTCCAAACGGTAATACTTTTACAATTACAATGGGCACCACAGCAGGGACAACGGTAAGTGCAAGTGGGTCGGCAACTATTAACCCTTATATTAAACCAGGTTCTTTAGGATCTACTTATGGTTT